TCATTTAACGCTAGAGCCATTTAGGACTCCTTAGCTTGTTGCAGTTGTAGAGTATGTAACTGAAACTGTATCGCCAGCTGTTGTTACTTTAGCTGTTGCAAAGTTACCTTCACTATATAATGTACCTGCAGTAGAGCTTTGTGTGCTTACAGCACCAGAACCTGTAACTAAGAAACAACCATAAACTGTACCGCCTGCACCTGTGATAGTGTAAGTAATAGCACCTGCTGCTGAAGTTGTTACGTTAGATGGTGTTGTACCAGTTGAAGTTGCCGCTGTAAACACTGCTGTACCACGAACTGCTGAGCCACCTACTGTGTAGTTAATAAATTCAGCTGCATTAGTCGTAACCAATGTAGTCATCGTATCTGTAGCTACGGGTGTTAATGATACTTTAGTAAGACCTAAAAATGGTCCAACTGTTGTATATGTACCTGTTGTACGTAATAAAGTATCTAGTAATAATTGCTTACCTGCTGCAACAACTAAGTTAGGGAACTTTTCTTCCCATTTTAAGTTACCGTCTTTATCATGACATACTACATGGTAGTGACCATGTACGCCTAATACTTCATTGGAATTTGCACCCGCATTTAACGTGATGGTAGCTTGGTCTCCAAAACCTTGTTTTTCTTTATGCATAATATACTCCTATGAAAATCTAATTACAGCGTCCGTGGCAGTGTCCGCTGGAAAAGTTATTGTAAATGAATTAGTGCAGGTCTTATCAGACCCAAAGTTTAGCACACAAACAGCTGAACCGGTTGTACTATTGTATATCAAAGCACCTCTACAAGTAAATGCGGCAGGGCTCCAAGTTACATTACTAAAAGACACATAAGCCGTGTTTGCAGTTGTGTTTGATAAAGGCGCAATAGGAACTAATGTATAACCACCTGCTGTATATCCTGTACCTGTTATTTCGTTTGTTGTTGTATATGCTGTTGTTGCATTATCTAAATTAGCATTGCCGTTGTATAACGCAACTTTATATGTATAGGGTGATGTATTGGAAAAGTTCTCCAATGCATTTAAGCAGTTTTGCTTGAATATTGTAGTAAGTCCTTGAGCTATAGCCATTATACTATTACCTTGTTATACTTTTTAATATTTTCTGTACCTGGTATTACTTGTAAATTTTCAATTACATGTAGTCCTGAAACTAATTTACCTTGTAATGGAATTATATGGTCAACGTGCCATTTAAATCCAAACATTTTAGTCCTTAAAGCTGCTAATTCATAAGCTTCTTTTATAAACCATAAATCATCTTTTGTAAGCCATTTAGGTGTTCTTTTAATTCTAGCAGCTCTACGTTTTGCGGTTGCATTATATTTATTTATATATCCAGCTTTTGTAGCTTCATATCGTTTAATTGCAGCGTGCCTAGAAGCTTTTCCCGCTATTGATTGCGCATATTCTTTTGCTTTTGCTTTTCCTTGTTCTGAATCTCTATATCGTTTCATCCTAATTAATCTAGCTTTATGCGCTTTTGGATTACTCATCATTATAGTATATTCACATTTTTTGCAAATATTCCTATAGTTGTTTTTTTCTTTTTTAAAAGTATTTAATTCTTTACTTTGTAAACAACGTTTACAAGTTTTCATAGTTGATTATAAGGTAAACTTGTTTGTCCTGAACGATACGCGTCATTTCTTTCTAATCCATCGCCAAGACGTTTAAGTTGGGCTAATGCTTCTTGATATTTAGCTTCGTAATAAGTAACCATATCAGCTTCTGCTTTCATAAATATCATGGCTTCACGCATAGCACCATAAAGAAGGACTGGGTCATAATTATCACCTAACCATGATGTACCGTTTGTATTAGTGATTGCAGTTACTGCAATACTAAATCCTGAACCTGAGCTACCGATTGTAGTTGTAGCTGCAGATAGTGAATCTCCTACCACATAGAAGTTTCCACCAAATCTTAATGATACTGATGTAACACGACCACCACTTACTACAATATCTGCATATGCGCCAGAACCTGAACCCCCTGTAAGAGGAATATTTTGATATACCCCGTTGGTATATAACGAACCACCGCTGAACGATGCTGTATTTAATGTCGTAATCTGACCTTGTACAATAGTGGGTGGATAATAATAGTAGTGCATTTCTACACTATAACTAGAATCCGGCGTAGGCCCTAAGATAAGTGACATCTCATTAATGTCTGTATATTGAGACCCAAAAAGTGCATAGTGTTTAGGTAACCCTGTTTTAGTAGGGTTTGGATATGCTTCACGAATAAAGTTAACATCTTTATTTAATAAATATGTGTAATTACCAGATGCATCAATCACTGCAATAGAATAATTGGATAACCAATCATTAGGTAGTGATACATATTTATTACTTGAGGTTAATGTACCTGTTACGTTTTTACGTAAAGCTGGAATTTGAACTGAGTTATATATACGGTCTTCAGCTTCTTGCACAAAGACAGGAATATTAGCCACGAACAACGCTTCGGTGTTCTCGGCATATGCTTGAATACTGTTATATAAAACTTCGTAATTCATTAGCCCATTTTTCCGCTAATTTTACGACCTTTAGTAGCTGCACCATAACCACGCATTTCACCTACACCGTGTGGATTAATAACTTTATAGTTGCCTTTAGAAGTACCTGCTACAGAAATATTATATTCTTGCATAGCATTACCATTTTTATCAACTACATCTTCTGGTGCTGCATGTGCATTTGGCATAGGTTGTTTATACACACCAATATCATTACCGCCGCCTGTAGGATATTTAAACCCAGTATAAGCACTTGCGTCTTTGTTTTCTTTAGCGTGACCTAATGGATAGGCTTCTGCTGGTGTTGGTTTTGGAAAGTCATTCTTAGCCATATTATTTTCCTCTTGATGAACCTTTTTGGTTAGCTACACGAGCTAAATTACGACCCATTCTCTTCATATCTGCTGAAGTTGGACCACCTTTTTTAAGACTAGCTAAACTAGTACCTTTACTGCCTTTATGTTCTTGTGCATCATGCATTTTAAAAGCTTTTTTAATTAGCTTTTTATCTTGCGATAAATCTGATTTATCTTTTTCTGCCATTTTATTACTCCTTATGTTGTAGATATTGTTACTGTACCGACTTGTGTGTTACATATCAAGTCATTTGGGGTTAATCCCGTATCATTACTTCTTGCACCACCAACCGGACCCCAACCCCATTGGAATATTCTACTACCTGCTTCTGGATATCCATATTCATCTGCACTATTTACGTTAGCTGCATATAAATTTGTTAATACACCGCTTTGGCCTGATACATAGTATGACACGTCCGGACGCGGTTCCTGCACAGCTTGTGGGTCATACACGGGAAAAGTTCCAAGTAATAACTGTGGCTGGTCAGGATTAAAACAAGTTCTACATACTTTAATTCTATAAGGTTTAGTCTTAACAATTTCAGTACGTAATTCATGCAACTTGTATCTAAATGCACATCTATCGCATTCGGCAATAGCATTTTTTCCACTAGAGTATTTAGTTGACATTTTTATCTATAGTAAAATGAATTTCTTGGAACCCAACGCAATGGAGCTTTCTCTCGGTCTTCATCGGCTGCTTGCTGCCATGTTTCTTCATAGGCTGCTTTTAGTCCCATAATACGTTGCATATCAACGCCTTCAAGTTTTACACTTAAATGATAGGCTAAACCTGCAGCCATAGCAGGAATCATACGGAATGGAATATCTTCTGTATTAACTCCATTACCTGCATCTTGTAATCTACGCATACGATAATATACAAGTGTGTACTGATTACCCGGTGGGTTCGGTGTAGGCCAAACATTAAGGCTTGGTAAATAATTTACATATACACTAGCACCTGCAGTATGACTTGCAGCTGTTGTACCATTTTGACCACGCCATGCATTTAAAATTTGATTACCTACAATATTTTGATAACCAATCGTTTCGTTATCAATATTAATAAATCCTACTGTAGGAAGTCCTGTAACTGATGTTAATGTAATGGTTGTATCACTTGCAGAGATTGGATATCCTGTAGCCACTGTTGTTTGCGCTATATCTGCCACATTACCAGATTGACGATTTACATACATTTGAATTGGACGACCTGTAGCATTTTTATTAGGAATTGTAGAGTAGGTTGATTCACTAATGCGATTAATATTAATATCAATTTGATTTGTTTGCATACCATTATATTGACGCGTTACAGCATCAAGTATATCAATAGTATCTACAGGAAGTGGATATATAGCTTGGCCAGTATTCATTACAATTTGACCTTGCTCAACTGTCCAAAGATTAATACCTTTGTTAGCCCATTCAATTGTTAATAAATTGATGGACCGTCTAGCTGTGCGAAAGTCATAACCTGAACGTAGTTGTTTTCCGCATCTTTCAAATGCTTCCTCAACTATTTCGTTCATGTCTAAATTAAATGTACTTAGACCTGTAGTTGCCATTATTTTTTCCTTGCGGTTTTAGCTGAGTTAATAAAGGACTGTTTAGTTGGCGCACCTTTAGAACCAGGTTTGCGCATTTTCTCGCCAGAACCTGCAGCTATTCTTTTTTGTTTTGCATGAATATTTGCGTAAAGCCCTACCTTACCGCCTTTTTTATACTGAGTAAAATCAGTATCATCACGACGAGCCTTTTTAACTGCTTTCGGCATTTTAGATGGATTAACATCACCCATACCACGAGAAGGTCTCATGGTATTAGCACTTGCCGCCTTTTTTCATTACGATTTGTTTACCTTTAGTTTTACCTTTAATAGCCATACCATCACGACTAGGAGCAGCAGTTTTTACTTTACCCATAGCTGAAGCAGCCATACCACCTGAAGACATTTTTTTAGCTTTCATATATCCACCTTTTTTTAAAATTGCCTCTTGACCATGTTTGGTCTTTGGCGAGTTAATTTTCTGTAAGTCTGCACGACCTCCAGACCCAAACTTCTTGCCTTTGTCAGCATCTGAAAATTCTTTACCAACAGAGACAGGAATTCCTACTTTTTTAGCAAATGCTGGGTTATGCGCCACAGCAGCCATTAAATTGTGTTGCTTTTTACTTTTACTCGGCATTTTTCTTTTTTAACCAAGATTGTACAGTTTTAGTTTCATATATACGTATGGCTGTCCATATGACAGTAAATAAAGCTGCCATAGCTGGAAGAATATTTGCCAATGTTCCCAATACTGTAGCAATAGAGGCTCCATCAATTACATGCTTTGTGTGTTCATTTATATCATTAAAGTGTTTAATCATTAACATTTCCAGCGTTTTAGTGACGCTGCCTTTCTAGTTGGTCGACCTTTTTCATCTTTCATAGGACCGGGCATTCCAGACATCCTTGCACAAAACGACTTCTTACGAGCGCCACCTTGTGGTTGAGGAGCCTTGAGGTTTGACCCAGTAGCTGCATTATATTTAGCACGACCTTTAGCGGTAAGACCTGCACCTTTTGATACAGGGAGCTTCTCACCACGTCCGATTGCTAGAGATACACCTTTTTTAGCCATA